TTACCTTCAACAGAAGAACCAGAAGCATCTACGTTTACAACTATGCTTGTTCCACCACCTAACTGATTATTTGGAATAATAGTTCCTGCTCTGTCTGGTACAAATAATTCTGGACCTTTCTCTCCTACTATTGAGGGTCTACCTACGGGTGGCCTTCCACCATTAGCAAATTCAAAAAACATTCCAGGAGCAGCCTCAAAGGGATTAAAGTCTGAAGTGGATCTACTTAATGAATTACTTGAAATTAACTTATTTTTATTGAAATTAAATAAACCCATAATGCCAGATCTCACCTGTGCTGCTAATATTTGTGCTGCCATATCTAAGAAATGATCTGCTGTCCGTTGAAATAGATTTCTTAATGCTTCTTGTGCTGTCATAGAACCACTAACTATTCCTTTAAATGATTCTGCAAAGGAATCTCCAATACTTTTACTTAAAGAATCAATCTGTCTTAAAGGATCTAGTAGTTTATTTAGTTCATCAACAGGAGCTTTAATAATTGCTTGCCTTTCTAATTCTTCATTAAATTCTTTTTGTATTCTTAATTTTTCTTTTGAGTCCTCTAACTCTTGTTTAAATTCATCACTTGTAAAAAATTTATCAAGTCTTAATTCTCTTAATTCTTTTACTGATTTAGTGCTTGAATCTAAAAATCTTTGAAATATATTACCTTCTTTGCCAAGTTCAAAACCTCTAAAAGGATTTATTAAATCAAGAAAACTTATGTCTTTTGATAAACCTTGAGGATTACTTTTTGCTCTTTGCTGTCTTAAAATATCTGTATTTTTATTAAAAATTTGTTCTCTCAGCTTTAATTCAGCAGCACTAGCACCATTAGTTTTAAGTGTTTCTAAAGCAATTTTTGCTTGTTCTAAAGATAATTCTTTCGATAGACTAGGCAGTGCATTAATAATTGAAGCATTATCTTTTATCCCTGCAAATGTATCAAAAATGGCTTCTGAACCAAAAAACTTACTTAATACAATTCTTGCAGACGCATCAAATTGTTGAAAAGCCTTGAGAGCTTCTAAGGCTTCATCTTTTGTTATTCCAAGACTTTTAGCAAACTCTTTTACTTTTTCTGCTGTAAACAAAGAAGTTCCACCTGTAGCTTTTATAGAAACATTTAATTTTTGTACAGCTTTATTAAATTCTATAGATTTTTCTATTTGACCAGCAATAGCGGTTGCAAAAATTGAGGCAGCGAATCCTCCACCTGGAGCTAATGCACCTCCAAGACCACCAGCAATACCTCCAAAAGCTGAACTTAAACCACCAGCACCAAACAAAGCAGGGAAACCACCACCTATTAAAGCACTACCAATACCACCTTTAATTCTTGCACTTCTACCACCTGGAAAAGCAAAAAGACCAGATCTTTTTCCAAATTGACCGAATCCAAATTTTTCTGCTCTTGTTAAATCTCTTGGACCTATTTGACCTCCAGCAACACCAAAATCACCTGTTGATGCACCTGCAAAATTTTGTTGAGCAACTTGTTGTTGCTGTAACTGAGCACTTCTAGCAGTGCTCTTAGCAATTCTTTCTAGAAATTTATTTGTTTTTCTTTCATTTCTTCTTATTGCTTTAGCCGTTGGATCTTGAACACCTGGCATATCTTCTGGACCTATTAAACCACCTGCAACTCCAAATCTAAAAGCTGGTGGCCTTCCTCTTGAGTTCATCACTCTAGTAACAAAATCTGCATCTCTACTAAAATCAAGAAAATCACTTCCTCTCCTTGCTGCATCACTACGTCCTATATTTCTTACAACATTACCTCTAGTTGCATTTTGACGAGCTAATAATGTATTTCTTTCAAAAGCAGCTTGTGTATTCTGAAATAAATTTAAAGGTTGAGAAATTATTCCTGTTTTAAAACCAAGAACATTGACAAGAGTACCTGCTTTTTTTGTATTCTGTTCTATTAATCTTCCTAATGTTGTTAAATTTGTTATTGCTACTGAACCAAATTC